ATAGCAACATTTACACTTGTTTCAAGATTTAAGAAGATTTCTCTCTTATCTGTTGTAGATAATGTTCCTGTATAAGGAATAGAATCTGAACCCGGTGCTGTTGCGGTAAATGAGCCATCGGATGCAATTGTTACTGGTAATGTTGTTGTGTAATAATAAGTTGTGTCAGATGCGTCATTATTCGATCCATCTTTTACCTTTCTGGTAAAGTTTGAACCGGTGTAATACAATAGAGGTGCGTTGAATGGCTCTCTTAAAACTGTATTGTTTGTTACAATGTCTGGAACAATATCAGCACCAAAATCAGCAGTTGTAGCATTGTTACAATACAAACCCTTTACAGAAGAGAATGTATTTTGGCCTATCATACGAATATCTGATAGATAGATATCTGCTCTGCCGCCTATTGTGCCCAATGTTCCATTATTATATTCGACACTCATCACGGTAGCTGTGCCGACAGTATTACCTACAGGAACAGCAGTAAATGTTCCATTTGAAATTCTCTTGTTAAATCTATCAAGTAGATCGATACTTATACCTTCATCAAGTTCAAGATGCCCTACCATTTCATTGACTGTAACATACGATCCCATGAAAGCAGATACAATTTGAGAATTTACATTGGTATAATTTATAGATTTAGGAGTTGAAAGATATTCGGCCACAGCAGTGCCAACTTCATATCCCTTAACATAAGCTGTACCTGCACTTATACGAACTGCTATAACATTAGCGTCAGGATTTTCTGAAGCAGCAACTAAACCACCATTTGTACCTGAATCCGCATTTTCTCTAAGTTCAACATCTAGACCTGAAACATAGTAGTCTCCAGATTCGTCAAAGGTTCTCTTTGCAAGTTCATCTTTAAGAATACTGTATTCTGTTCTCTGATTATAAGTTTGAATTACGCCTTCTTTAATAGTGAAGAGAGTTGTAAAATCTGGAACACCTGACGCATCATCAAATGCGCGAGATTCAAGAACTGCGGACAATCTCAAACGGTCTGCACCAGGTGCGGAATAGTTAGAAGATTCAAGAGCGGGATCAAGTAGACTGCTATCGAGTGTATAATCAACAATGTTTTCGACTATATTAAATCCAACTTTAGCTGTTGGCTTATCGCTATAGCGATCTAGAATAACTTCCTGTTCTGGAAAATATACAAAATGTTCTTTAGCAAATACAACACCTTCTGTAATACGAAAAACTGATCCTTTACCTATAGGATTTGAGTTTGATGATAGGACTACAACATTACCTACATTTGATACAAGAGTTTCACCAGCGGAAAATGTTTTCTGTGCTGTATTTGCTAAATCAACTGATAGATAATCAACATAGAGTGTTTTGGTAGTAGAACTAGTATCTGAACCATCAGCAACAATACTAATCTGCGCTGTAACATTAGATAATGCACCACGGACTATTGCGCCATCAAAGTTAGATAGCGTTATTGTATTGCCTGTTTCATTAACATCTCTAATTTTTACATAATTAAGAGGTCCAGTTGAAGAAATATTATTGGCAAATAGTTGAAAATTGCCAGGAATAACAATTGTACCTTCTTTGAAAACATGTCTACCAAATCGGGTAATCTGCTTTTGCAGAATTGTCTGCATTTGAGTAAGTTCGCGGCCTTGTACGGCAAAACCGGGCTTATAGAGGATTCTGTAATACTCTTTCTTATCTTCATAATCATCATAATATGGAGTTACATTCAAATCTGTTGATAAGTTGTAAGCCTCTGTATTTGCGTAATCTGAACCTACAGTCATTTAGTCTTTTTCCTCTTCACTGGGATTAAAATGAAACCACGATCTTAAAGTCTTCTGTCTGATCTGTAGCTCTTTGAATTGGTGTAATATTATTTATATACAATAAACTTCCTGTATATGGAGTAAATGCTCTTTCAACCGATGGACTAGGAAGACGAGAAGCTTTTGATATATCGCCTGTTAATCCGCCCTCGGATGTTAAAGCTCCAGACACATCTATCAAGTTTAAAATGTTCTGTGCGGAATTCCAACTTACAACTCTACCTTTGAATGTTGCAGTTTCCAAACTTGTTCCTTGATAAACATATTCATCTTCTATATAATTATCGCCTATATTTTCCACATCTATTACTGTTGTTTGCGAATAAACGACTCCAGAAGCTACTGTTCCATCTCTCAATACAGGATTTTTAATCAGGGCTACTTGTCTAATTTCATTCTGAGTGTCTATCGCACCTGATTCTGATCCTCTTAATCTTGGATTGATTATAACAAATGATCCACCAAGTTCTTCTACAGGATTAGCGCCGTGGCCGCCAGCAGGGCTCATAACAACTCTTGCAGTTGCATTACCGCCAATAGCAGAAGTAAAAGCTACATTAGCATATGTGTAGTTTTGCCCTTTGTTTGTAATCAAAATGCTTTCTACACCGAATGTTGTTGTATTGACAGTTGCGGCGGCTTCAGCGCCTGTACCATCGCCTGTAATGGTAATTGTAGGAGGTAAAGCTACAGAATAATCAGATCCTGCATTCACAATCTTTATTGATCCAATCGATCCCTGAACAGCACTGTTTTGAACATGCCACTGCAATGTTCCATTATCTTCTGTTAATGTGCGGACTGGAATAAAGTTGGCGGTTGTGAAACGAAGCTTTTCTTCGTCTGTGAGTGTATACATATACTTCCAGATATACTTATCAGCTACCCGCTCTGCGATGTATGTATTGGTGCTGGTAGGTTTAACTGTTGAGGCGCCGCCATTGTTATTACCAAGACATTTATATACATTCCATTCATCAGTGACAACATAGAATCTAACATCAGGATCATTCATGTCTAAAGCTTCTTCGGAATCATCGTACTCAGCATAAACTGTTCCTGATACCCAGTCAAATCTGCGAATGGCTAATCGAACATCATTACCAACAATCTTCTTAGCACCGATCATATTTTTCCAAACTTGATGGAATGTATCAACAGAACTATTGGCCTGAGGAGGATCAACATCACTTGCCCATTCATCTACCTTACCGAATGTAAAGTATACATAGGGCAGACTTGCGTCACCAATTGATGCCTTGAAATTCTCGGCATTAAATATTTGCATACTTTTAGTGTATATCGAAGCCATTTCTTTTCCTATTTTGTACTATTTAGTATATAACTTTGCCAACATTCACTGTTCCTGAGGTATTAGGAAGAAGCGTATTGGCTAGATATGTTAGATTACTGGTATTTGCTATGTATTGAACTGTGTTAATGATGAACTGATTAGAATTTACCACTGTCTTAATTTTGTATGGGCCTCTTATGTTTGCTGTATTGCCTGAAACAAGAGCCAGATTTCCAGATACCCAATCCAAATATACCGTGTTACTTACATTTAGCCCGTGAGAAATATAATTGATGTATACATTTCCAGTTTCAAGACGATATGTTCTTGTAGTAGTTGAAACTAGATTATCAGATATTTCTCTAATAGACAGATTTAGATTTACGCCCTCATCTACAGTCAAATGCTCGCCAAATAGTTTCATACCAGCAGGATGTATCAAGTTCTTAAGAACTGCTCGGTACTTTTCCAAAGATTGCCTTACTTTAACGACATAAGAGAACTTCTGGTAATAGTCTCTGTCCTGGATAAAGTTGTAGGATGAAATGTGCCCATCGTCATTTAGATATCTACCAGGATAAGTGAATGCTCCTGTGATGATTGTGGCCACTGCTTGTGCTGTACCATCACCAGACTGTGTAAGATTTATGGTAGGTACAGTTGTATATCCTGAACCGCTCTGTAGAAGTTGAAGAGTTAAAATTCTGCCTTGTACAGAGTCGGCTGAATATAAGACTTCTCCTGATCCAAGAACAGCAGTAACTTGAACATTAGCTCCTGATGCTAAAACATTTGATGATATCACATTAGCTTTTGGTAAGAGTAGCTGATCATATCCTGAACCACCAGTAATTTGCCCACGAACATTTACAAATTCAACTTTACTTATCGCATTAGATTGAGATGTATCAACATTAGCAACTCTACCCGCTGCACCTGATCCTATTCCACCAGGAACATTTATAAACTCAATTGTATCTCCAATATAATATCCATGACCACCATTAACAATTCTCATCTTACCGAGAATACCTAGATTTCTAACTCTTGTATTGGCTTGGGCACTGATTGAAGGTACTGATGAATAACCAGAACCTAAATTATACAAAAGAACACCTGTGATTGGACCAGTATTGGCATAAACAAAGTAGGACATGGAATTAGAAACCCAGTTGTTAGCTGGATCGTTTATAGAACTAACTAGATTGGAATATTTTGCATTACCAATTACTGTATTTGCTTCCAAAGATATGACAGATGAAACAATGTTGTATGTGTTAGGATGATAGAAATTATCGTTTGATACGGAAGAAACATTTGCATTTGCTCCTGTTCCGCCACCGCCTGTAATCAGAACTTGATTTCCTTTTTGAAATCCAGCGCCACCATTTAGAGCAGCAATAGCTGTCAAATCGCCACTGCTAACAGAAGTGACAATGATATTTGCACCAGTTCCTGTTAAGCTTTCAACATTTGCATAATCTCCAACACGATATCCTGAACCACCATTTACGATCTCAATGGTATTGATACCACCAGAGAATAGATTAGCTGTGATTGTTTTTTCAATGTCGCCTTCAGAAAATGTTGATGTTATTCCTTCACCATATGAGAAGTCTCTATATTGATTTGATAGTTTAAGCTCACGAACAAGAGAGCGACCTTCATAGTATGATGAAGTTCTTTCAACTAGAGCATAGGCATTTGAAACATCACCTGTAATTCTTCTATTGATGAATTTGGTTTCTATTCCTAAAGAACTATTAGCCACACCATCAACTTTTATATTTGTGACTTTGACAGACTTTTCTTGATACCATTTACCATCAGAAACTTTTAGAACATCTCTCTGTGGATAATAAAATTCCACATCTTCATCGAATAGAATTCTCATAAGGAATCGAATAGATTTCTCGGTACCTCTAGCACGATAGAAGTCTTTGATGTGCTTTAGAATAAGAGTTTTATCTACAACGGTATCTTTTGGAATAAATGGAAGAAAGTTATCATAGAACTTCTCAACAAAGATATCGGTCAAGTCAACATCTGCTTGATCTAACAAGCTCTTAGAGACATTCACAACACCAGTTTGCTGTTCTAGGAATTCATAGTAAGCTTCCACAAAAGCAACGAAGTTTTCATGGTCGTTTCTAACAAAAAACGGAACTTGAGACGCGACTAGATTTGATATTTTGTTGTTGCTAATCATCTTTTATTCTGAAACAATTTCTATTTGATATGAGAGAGGATTATCAACATCAATGTCTATAATCTTATTTCGGATAGAGGTAATAATTTCTTTATCTACATATGTATTTATTGTCAATACATTAGGTTCGTAATAGCTATTTGAGTCTACTGATACTGGCAACAGAGATGTAAGAACAACTATACCATTATCGTAGTCTATTGTTCCAGCATTGTTATTAACAAATACTTTTTCTCCACTTGCATTTAGATAATATGTTCTGAGAATACCAACGCGCGATTGTAGAACAGGATTTACCTGAACACCAGATCCTGTTTCTCCTGATATAGATACAGTCGCTCTTGTATAGTTAGAACCTCTATTTGTTATTTCAATTGACGCAATTCTACCGCCATACAGTTTAGCAATACCGGTTGCTCCTGTACCATCACCAACAATAGTAACTGTTGGAACTGTGGTATAGTTTACTCCGCCATTCAAAATATCAATCTTCTCTATACCAGAGTTTATTGACGGCACCTCTTCGAAGAATACTTTTCTTTCAATGAAGTTAGTATCAACTATAGTTACTGAAGGATAAGATGATATTGAGCTATTGAAATCGCCTTTCTTTATAGGCACTCCAAAATCAACTGTATAGCTTTTTGATTGACTTAGAGTGATTGGAATTCTCTTTTGGAGTATAACTTTGATATCGGAACCAGTAATAGAGTTCTCTGAGTTTTGGATGTACTGCTGAATTTCCGCCTTTTGAAATCCAGACTTAAACTTACCAAGAAAATCTGTCTTATAATCTTCAATTGCAGCAACTACAAAGCTTCTAATCTGGGCCGCGGTATACTGAGTTAAAGTTGAATCATAATATACGGATCCACGGACAAGAATAAATGTATAGGAAGGATCAACAATTTCAGGTATAACAGTTAAAACATTTCTGTTTTCAATCAAAGTGTTCTTAATACTTTCTTTTTCCAAATTGGTTAGAAAGAAGTTTTCCTTAGTCTTCAATGATAGGAATACTTTACCATAGATGATAGGAATATTATCTTCGCCGCCCCATACAGCTACCGAATCGATGTTTGTATAGTCTTTGGTAATTAGTGTTTCATAGTCATATTTGGTAATAGCACGGTTCTGTGCTGAGTAGAAATATGGTGCGCGATGCTTGACCTGATCAATTGTTTCTTTTTCCGATCCAGAATATGCTGCACTAGTAGAAGATACGCGAACATTATCATTAAATGAACCAACTGATGTACTAACTGTAAAGACATTGATCTTATTGGCTATTGAACCAGAATTGTCAATATAGGTAACATTGATGATATTGCCATTTGTTGGTTTCTTACCAATTACATCATCACCAAAGTAGATTCTATAATTTCCATCTTCGTTTTCTTCAACAAAGTATACTTTTGAATCTCTTGTGATTTCAGTCAAGTCTTCTGCTAGATTATAAACAGATGTGAATGTATTTGAGGCCGACTCTTGAATAGTGACAATTACAGTATTGAGGTCGATACTCTCTGAAGGAATTTCAAATCTTCTCTTGGTATTTGTTGGATCCATCAGGAACTGACGGGTAACAACTTCACCTTGCTTGATGGTAACATTACTGAATAGAAATGAACTTCCGTCTTTATTTACGGTGTGAGAATCCAAGACAACAAATGGATAATTAACACCATCAAGAGATCCACCAAAGACTTTGGTATATTTGTCAAGTGTTAGAGTAGATAATTCCTGATCTTCACTTACTGAAGGAGTTACTCTAATGTTCAGTTTTGTTTCCGCGCCATGACTGCTTTCTGGCACATAGTTGATAAGCTTGGCATGTGATACGGTAGACTGGCGCAGCTTTGAAGTGTCAAGGAACATTTCATTGGCAATCATGTTCAGGTAGAACGCATTGTAGTGAGTATTATAGGCCAGAAGATCCAGCAGAACATTCATACCTGAACCTTCAAAGTCAAAGTCCTGGAATCGCGTCTGGCTTCTTAAGAATGTCTTTAGGTTATTCTTGATTGAATCAAAATCAAGATCGGTAACTGTTAGCGTTGTATTAGCTGCCATTAGCGGACTCTTTCTAGGAATATTGTGGTGGTCAGTGGCTGGTTTCTATTGAGAACAATAAAGTCAAGTCTCGCAGCATATCCATTATTATCAAAATCTGGTACAACCGTGACATTTACAAGCTGTACACGAGGTTCATAGTTCTGGATAACTTCTTTAATTGCATCCTTTAAGAAATTAGAAACAAGCGGAGACATATTGTCGAATAGTAATTTAACGGCATTCGAACCAACGCCTGGTCTAAAAGGCTTTTCGTAGAAGTTGCTTAGAATAAGATTACGAACCGAACGCTTGATAGCGTCTGCACCAGTCTTAACTACCACATCCTTTGTCATAGGATGTGCAATGAAATCCAAATCTAAATCGGAATAGTCTGGTGTTCTTGATATTACTATTGGTTGTGCCATGTGATTATTTATGTTTCTCTATTAGGTGATGTTGTTTTCTTAAATTTAATCTCAGCACCTTCCGCATCAGCAGAAGCGCCAGAAGCAAGTAGAATATTGGCTCCACCATCGGAACCGTCAGCAGCGATAGAACCGCCTTTGAGAGATAGTCTTGCGCTGGTTTTTAGATTTAATGCGCCGATAGATTTCATATGCATACTGCTTCCAGCTTCCAACATCATCTTATTACCTGAATATACACCAAGATTTTGTTTAGCGCCAAGCGTGACTGAATCGCTTGTAGACATTAGAGCAAGGCCGCCATCCGAGGCAATAGTGGTAATACCCTGAGAGGTAATTTTAGTTGACCCTTCAATATTGGTGGACATTTCCTTAGCGGTGGTGTCCATATTACCGCGAATTGTCTGATTTAAATTCTTGGCCGTTAGGTTCATATCACCATGGACAACCGTATTATGATTTCCTTCCACTGTCATATTGTAATCACCTTTTACATATAAGCTACCGCCGCCTTGGACTGTAATATCCTGAGCGCCAGTGATAAGCATTCTATTTTCACCAAATATAATCTGATACATTCCATTTTGTGCGCCAAGTGCTATAGCACCATCAGGAGTTAATTGGTGCATAGAACCTCCGCGATGCTGAATATTTACATGTTCACTGCCTTTGGTATCATCGGTCATAATAACATGGCCAGATTTTGTCTTGGTTATAATATTATAATTCGGATATTCACCGCCAGTATCACGCGCATCTGGCGGTCCAGCCCAATCAGTAGGTGTTACATTCTTAGGATTTCCAGGTGGTTTATAAACGCCCATAATTCATCACTTTCTTATTTCAATATATTAAAAATATTAGTTGCTTGATGTGCAAATTCATTTGTTTTATTTAATAGCGTTTGAGCTTTTGTGCCTGGAGCAATTACTTTTTCCATCATACTTTTGGCTATTGTTTGTTTATCTGGCGGTAATCTATTAAACATCTCAGACATGACTCCAGAAGAACTGCCGAACATATTACCTAGAGACGCACCAGGGAAACCAGCACCAGCAGACATTAAACCACTGAAGGCTTCAATTGCTTTCTGTACAGGCTCTGGTGTTACCATCTGAATTGCACCAGTAGCAGATAAATTCATTGTAATATCACCAAATGCTGTGGGAATAGTAAATGGTGTGGCTGCTAATTTATCTATACCAAATAATGATGTGTCATATTGAAGGCGTTGCATATTGGTAATTACTTCACCAAGAGACTGATTGCCTTTTAATAGTGATACAGCGTTGGCTAAGTATGTAGCAGGATCCACCTTACCAGATGTGGCAAAGCCGCCGCCTTCCGATACTTCCATTGTCTGCATTAAAGTGAACATACTCTGCATGCCCTGAGCTAATTCAGGTGGTAGCGAGGATAATAATTCATCTGCTACGGATGAGGTAAGAGATGACAAAATAGAACCGACTGAGAAATTAGCACCAGGCAAAGCTGAAAGCATAGAACCGGTCAAAATATTACTGAAAGACTGAGTGGCTGTAGAAACGCTGGTTATTTGTTTTAATGGCATACCAGCTAGATTATATGATGCTCCGTGCGACGGAATACCTTTTAATAGGTTATGATTATGGAGCTGGCCTTTTTCTTGTATTTGACGGATTCGAGTACCGCCCGACATTGTTTCTTTTACATTAGGTGGAATATTTACATTAATAGTGGTGGCAAAAGCTTCAGTCATAGCATTTAGAAATGTATTTAAGTTCCTATTGCCTTTCATGCCGCCGTCTTGTCTATTTGTTGGTACCGAACCAAGAACAATTAATGTGGAATCACCAGGTGGCCCGCTCTTCATACACAATAGAGATTGCCCAGGATCCACCACACCATTAAATTGAGAAGCACCAGCTTGATTAGGTGGCATAATTACGGTAGAAAAACCTAGGTTTTCTTTCTTTACATTATTACCATGTACCTGTGGCAGATATACACGAACTAAACCGTTTTGATTTGGATCCGGATCAGCATCATGCCCGCCAACACATATGCCACACAATAAGCTATTTTCTGTTGTTGGATCTCTTGGTTTAACCATATTATACTATTCCCTGCCCTGCTGTCTGCGCCACACATTCCATGGTAGTTGTCGAGAAGCCACCATTTTTAATTGTGTGAGTTAAATTAACAATTAAATATCTGCCTGAACCATATAATAATTTATTTTCGCGCCCTGCGGAATCTTCGACGCCTTTTCTGGGTAGCTCAACATCAATCATCTTACCAGCATGGAGCATTGGATTCCATGGTACTGTGAGAGATAGAGCTATTTTGTCTTGCTCTAGCAACGACATTCTGGCCTGTCTTTTTAATAGATATTTCTCTATTTCTGATGGGCACTGATCCTGTGCTTTTTCTGTATTATAATTAGTCTTGGCAATATTCATATTACCACCGCCGAGCCCACACTCAGCCGCTTGATTGCCCATTAAACTAAAGAAGCCACCAAGAAGATTGCCGAAAATACCTGAGCTAATAAAGCTACCATCCACATCAATACCATTTAGAATATCTGATAATAAATCAAAATCGCATGGGAAATTATATGTCATTATACTAAGAGGGTGCCCATATCCTGAGGATGCACCTGTTTCAGCAAATACAAATGGCTTATTAATTGGTGGCGCTTCCTTGGTCAGTGAATAAATCGATCTAAAATGGTGTGTGCCAAAGTCTTTATATGTCATATAATGAACAAATGATGGGTCATTACCATTGGCTAGAGCAGCATTGGCCTGTTGTGCTACCACCTGGAATGGGTGAATATTCTCAGCAATATAATCTCTAATTGGTGTGCTGGATTCTACATCTAGATTTCTAACACCAGCGCATCCTCTTAATACTTCTGTAACAATCGCAGATGGAGAGGTACAATTCCAGGGTTTACTGACAAGCGATCTGGCGTCATTTAATAGGCTATCATCACATGCATGAATACGGAATTGTTCGTTACTATTATTTAATAACTTGCGCTGGTCTACTCGGTATATTCTCTGAGATACATCTAGAGTAGTTTCCATTCCAAAATAATTGAGAAGTTTTCTCTCAAGCTTAATTTCCATCTTTTTATTCTTGAAATCATCATAATTTTTAGGTTTTCCAACATTACCGTTTTCATCTGGTGATGCATGGAGGAAGCTGTTTACCAGCACAGATGTTTGGAGACCTGGTGTTAATAGACTTTCTCCTAGGGTAATTTCACGAATAACTATTTCTCTGGTATTCTGCTCATCC